ACGTAAACTCGGAAGGCAAGGTTACTGCCAAGAAGATCAGCGCCGGCGAAGCCGTTGGCGTCAAAGCTCCATGGAAGTACGGCCCGTATCAGACGACTGAAGAAGCATTCAAGCGCCGTGGTCGCCCGGTCGAAGAGTTCTCCCAGATCGTTGGCGCCGACGTGGCTGACGCAACTCTGGAAGGTTTCATCCAATACGCCACGGCTGGCCTTCGTGCAGCCATTGGCTCCAACACCGACATGGTGGTTTCCGCCAACATCGAAACCGATGGCAAGAAGACGCTGACTCGCGGCATGCGCAAGTTTGGTGACAAATTCGGCCGGATTGCGCTCTGGGTCATGCACTCCAGCGCCTACTTCGACATTGTCGACGAGGCGATCACCAACAAGATCTACGAAGAAGCGGGCGTTGTGATCTACGGCGGCCTGCCGGGCACCCTCGGCAAGCCGGTGCTGGTGACCGATACCGCGCCTTCGGACGTGATCTTCGGCCTGCTGCCAAACGCTGTGACGATCACCGAGTCCCAGGCCCCTGGCTTCCGTTCTTACGAAGTGAACGACGAAGAAAACCTCGGTATCGGCTACCGCGCTGAAGGCACCGTGAACATTGATGTGCTGGGTTACAGCTGGAAGGCAGCGACTGGCGGCTCGAACCCAACGCTGGCCGCCGTTGGTTCTGCTGCTAACTGGGTCAAGCATGCTGGCAGCAACAAGGTCACTGCCGGCGTGATGATCAAGCTGACCACCACACCTCCAGTTAGCGGCTAACAACAACCCCTGGGCGCGGTCAGCAATGGCCGCCATGGAGAGCATCATGGAATTGACGTACAGCAATCAGCTTGATGGCTTCGATCCGGAAAAGCGTTACCGCAATCCCGATCTGTTTCGTTTGATTGAGCGCGACGCAACGACAGTTGTGATCGTTGGCGACTATCCTGAGATCGCAGCTGCTTATGAGGCGGTGGGCGTCGAAGTAACGCTCTCGGATCATGGCAGCGAGCAAGACAAACTCGAACCTGATCCGAAGGAGATGAGTGTCGGCGAATTACGCGAGTGGTTGACTGCTCGAGGCATCGAATATGATGCCAAAGCTCCGAAGCTCGACCTTCTCAAACTCATTCCTGCGAGCTGATTCATGACTCTCATCATCGAGGACGGCACCGGCAAGCCAGACGCCGAAAGCTATGCTTCCGCCGAGGACTTGGCCATGTATGCCGTGAAGTTCGGCGTGGTCATTCCTGCCGATGTTGTTGCGCAAGAAGCGCTGCTTCGCCGAGCCGCCTTGGCGATGGATGGCAAGACTTGGAAAGGGCGCAAGACCAACAGCGAGCAGGGTCTGTCCTGGCCGCGCCGGGAAGTTCTGCTGGATCGCGAGATCAAGCCGAACAACTACCTGCCGGCTCGTATCCAGTACGGCCAGATGGCCTTGGCCGCCGAGATTCATCAGGACGATATCGATCCGGTGGAAAAGCGGAAGGGCGCTGTGACGCTGGAGCGTGTCGAGGGCGCAGTAACTCGCGAGTACGCGACGATCCCGAACACCAGCGGCCGACTGCTGCCAGCGGCGCCAGATCGGCCGAGCGCTACGCAGTTTGCCGACTACCTACAGAAGCGGGGCCTATTCGCCGTCCGCGCATAGCTGAACTGGAGCCACCATGGCCTTCTACGATGAAATGGCCGTGATGGCTCTGGATATGATCACAGAGTTCGGCCAGCCCGTGATCATTCGGGCAATCACTATCGGCGAGTACGTACCTGGTGGTGGCGCACCAGCCGAGACCGTCGTTGAGCAAGCAGCCCAAGGCATCCTGCTCGACTTCTCCGGCCAAGAATTCCAGAACAACAGCCTCATCAAGCAGGGCGACAAGAAGCTCAAGATCGCCGCTAAGGGGCTTGAGTGGGTTCCCGACCTGTTGAACAAGGTGGTGGTTCAGGGTCGCACTTGGTCAATCGTTCCGCCGCTGAAAGAGATAAACCCGGCCGGCACGCCGATCCTCTACGAGCTGCAGGTGAGGTCATGAGCAAATACTCAGGCCTCAACGGCAGCTTCGCCGAGAACATCCGCCAGTTTGCCGAGCAGGCACAGCTCGGCCTCGACGCCACCTTCCGCGAAATCGTGATCGAGATCGGTAGCAGCGTCATTCGCATGTCGCCGGTGGGCAACCCCGAGATCTGGACGGCCAACGTTGCGCATCGCCAGGCGAACACTGCGGCGGCTGATGCCTACGACTTCAAGGTGGCCGTGCGCAATACGGTCATCAACTTGACCGACAGCAACTTCACGAAGGCCGGCAAGCTGAGGCGCGGCGTAAAGTACGCCAAACCCCTGACCAAGACCGAGCGCGACCAGAACTTCAACGTGAACGGTCTGGTCGCCGGCAAGGGCTACGTCGGGGGACGGTTCCGCGGAAACTGGCAGTTCTCAATTGATTCGCCGGCCGACGGCGTGCTTGATCAGATCGACCCGTCGGGCAACGTCTCGATTGCGGTGCTGAGAACTCAGGTTCAGTCGCTGACCATCGGCCAGACGGCGTACCTGGTGAACAACCTGCCGTATGCAGTGCCACTTGAGTACGGACATTCGAAGCAGGCGCCCGGTGGCATGGTTCGCATCACCCTGGCTCGCTTTCAACAGATCGTCGATGAAACAATCAGGAACAACCAGGTATGAGTCATAACTTAATCGCCTCGGTCTACGAGGCCAAGCTGATCGCCTGGGCGAAAGCGTTACCGGTGCCGCTGAAAGTCGTCGTCGAAAACGAGGCCTACACGCCCACTGATGGCGTCACCTACCTGCGAGCCTTCACGTTGCCGGGTGACACTGCGAGCAACACGCTCGGCGGCGACCATAAGCTGTACACCGGCGTGTTTCAGGTCAGCATCGTGACGCCGTCGGGCAAGTACCGCGGCGCAGCTGGCGCGTTGGCCGACCAGATCGCCACGCTGTTCCCACTGTACGAGCGGAACACCAAGGGTGCTCTGACCGTGGTGACGATGAGCCCGGTTGACCCTGGCCCAGGCATTCCCGACGACACCACGTTCACCGTGCCCGTGTCGTTCATGTACCGCGCTGACACCAACTAATCCGCCCATTGGGCAAACCCAGAACCCGCCATTGAGCGGGTTTTGTCATTTCTGAAAAGAGGAAACACCAATGGCCGTTTTTCTACCCAATGGCTCGACTGCCGCTATCGCTGCCTCGTATGAGGCGCCGACCATTTTTACCGCGATTACCAACGCCTCTGAAGCGGTAGTGTCGTCCGCTGGTCATGATCTTGAGGCGGGCGACTTTGTTGAAGTCACCTCTGGCTGGGCTCGTTTGAACAACCGTATTGCTCGTATCAAAAGCGTGACCACTGACTCGTTCGTGCTTGAGTCGATCAATACGCTCAATGCGGCGCGCTTCATCGCTGGCGCGGGCGGCGGTTCGGTTCGCAAAATTCTGGCGTGGGTGCCTCTCAGCCAGGTTACGGATTCGAGTAAGTCCGGCGGCGAGCAGCAAAACGTCACTTACTCTTTCCTCGAAGAAGATGATGAACACCAGATCCCTACGTCCAAATCGGCGCTGTCGTTCACGCTGACCATGGCGGACGACCCGACCCTTCCTCACAACGAAGTGCTGCTGGAAGCCGATGACGACAAGAAGCCGCGTGCGGTCCGGATCAATCTCGCGTCCGGCGGCGTCATCGCTTACAACGCCTTCGCCTCGTACGACAACGTTCCATCGCTGACCAAGAACAACATCATGGCTGTGACTGCCGTGTTTGCCGTGGTCGCCAAATTCATCCGCTACGCCAAGTAAGGAGAGCTCATGGCTAAGTTCAAACTGATCCAGAACCCCACCTTCAAAGCTGACGTGATGCTTCCTACGGTCGGCGGCGATCCTGTGAAGGTGGGGTTTGAGTTCAAGTACCGCGACCGGGCCGAGTTGGCGACCCTCTACGCCGGCTGGGGTGAGCGGCATAAGGCACTTGGGGAGAAATCCGAACAGGTGGGACTTGAGCAGTTCACGACCCTGCTGATTGATCTTCAAGTTGAACAGCTCAAGGCAATCGTTGCCGGCTGGGATGTCGACGAAGACTTCTCCGACGAAAACCTCCGCATCCTGGTCAGCTCGATAAGCGCCACACCAAGCGCAGTGCTGGCGGCTTACTCCGAGGCATTCAGCAAGGCGCGCCTGGGAAACTGACCCGCGCCGCATGCGCTCTCTATCAGCCGAGTTTCAAGGGGCAGGACGCCTTCGGCTTTTCTGCCGAGGACTATGGCGATGAGGAGGAGATCTGGCCTGACAACTGGCAGGCCTTCCTTCTCTTCGAAGCGCTGAGCACCCAGTGGCGTACAGGCGCGTGCGGCGCTACCGGTCTGGATTACACGTCAATTCGCGATGTCGCTGGCTTCCTCGGTTTTACCCGGGCACAGATCACCGACATATTCCCGGATATCCGCATCATGGAAGCCGAAGCCCTACAGGTGATGGCGGAACAGAGGGACAGTAAATGAGTACCAACTTCGCGTCCCTGGGCATCGAGGTCAATTCGTCGTCGGCGGTTAAAGCTGCCGACGATTTAGACAAGCTGGTCGATTCGGCTGTGGATGCTGAAAAGGCGATCGACGATCTCGGCAAAACCGGGGCCGAATTAGCCGGCACCGGCAAGAAGATCGTTCAGGCCGAGAAAGAAGTTGCTCAGGAGATCGATAAGGCCACTGAGGCCACGCAGCGTCAGGCCGACGCAAGACGCAAGTCAGGCGCAAGCGCGACCAGTGAAATCGCCATCATCGGCCAGCTCGAAAAGGCGATGTCCAGCAACATCGGCAGCATCGAGCAACTGGTTCAGGCAGAAGGCTTGCTTGAGCGTGCCCGCAAGGGCGGCCTGGTCACCATCGAGCAGCAGGAGGCTTATCAGGAACGGCTCGGCAAATCTTTTGACCGAATTGAGAAGGCTGAAGCCAAGGAGCTTGCGCAGAAACAGCGGCTGATTGATGCCGAGAACCGCCAGATTGAGGCGCTGAAGCGCACGGTCAATGGCATTGATCCAGTGACCGCGAAGCTGGCCAAGTTGGAGGCGCAGGAAAAGGCCGCTCATGAGGCTTTCCGCGTTGGTGCAATCAATGCCGATCGCTACAACGAGGCCCTGGCCAAGATTGGCAAGGACCGGGCCGGCATGGGGGAGGCAGCCAGTGCGTTCGACAAGCTAAAACTCGGCACCCGCCAGGCGCAGGAAAACGTCGTTCAGCTTGGTAATGCTCTGTCCTCGGGCGACTGGGGTAGCGGGGTGCGTGCGGTGGCTCAGTTGGGCGCTGGTGCTGGTAGTGCTGCAATCGGATTTGCAGCAATTGCCGCACCGATTGCCTTGGCCGCGGGCGCACTTGCCGTTCTCACCAACGCCTATTACCAAGGCAGCAAGGAGGCTCAGGAGTACAACAAGTCGCTGATCCTCACCGGCAACTACGCCGGTACCAACGCTGGCGAACTCGCCGAAATGGCGCGGCAGATCGGCGCCACAGTGGGCACCACCGGCGCGGCTGCTGATGTCCTGGCGAACCTGGCAGGAAATGGAAAGATCGCCAGTGCGAGTTTCGTAGAGATTTCAGAAGCCGCCTTGGCGATGGAGAAGGCCACCGGCAAGTCCGTCGATGCCACGATAGCGGAGTTCGTCAAGATTGCTGATGACCCGGTCGCCGCTGCGAAGTCGCTGAATGATCAGTACCACTTCCTGACCGCATCGGTGTACGCGCAAATCGTGGCTCTGAAGGAGCAGGGCGATGAGATCGGGGCGTCGAAGCTGTTGACCGACAGTTATGCAGAAGCGGTCAAGGGTCGCGCTGGCGAGATTATTCAGAACCTGAGCCTTGTTGAAAAAGCTTGGCTCGCGATTCGAGAAGAAACCGCGAAGACGCTGGACGCTTTGAAAAACGTCGGTCGCGACCAAGATGACTTGCTGCGAATCACCGAAATAACCCAAAAGCTTGCCTATCTTCAATCAACTCTGGGCACAGGTTTTGAGGATGGTGATGCGAAAAAGCGAATGGAGTCGCTGCAGGATGAGCTCAACCTGTTGCAAGACAAGCAGGCGGCCCTGAAGGACAACGCGAAGTTTGACAGTGATCAAACTCGCATTCAGAAGGAAGGGCTTGAGGCTGAGATAAAGCTGAAGGCGATCAGCGATTCAAATCTCACCAATGCTGAAAAGCGCAACAAGCTGATCAAGGATTATCAGCGGTCAGTCGATGACCTGCGCAAAGCGAACCCGGATAGTCCGCTCGTAAAGCCCGATTACGTGGCGAAGACGATCCAAAATATCAAGGACAAGAACAAGGATCCCGCCGTAGCGGCTGGCAGCGTCGACCTCACCGGTTTCAACGATGCAAAAAACCAGCTCACAGCCATTCTGGCCGAGTACAGCAATGCCCAGAAGCAACTGGATGCGGCGCAGAAAGCCGGGCTCATCTCCCAGGCCGAGTACGCGCAAAAACGTGAAGGCCTGATCGGCAACGAACGGGA